ATTTAAACTAATTCCACCCTTTTCCCCGGGTGGGTTACCTGCGGCCATCGACAACTAAAAGAGTTACTACTGCAACATGTTTAACCGAAGTAATTGCCATGTTGTGTGTTGACCTAATTAGAAGGTTACGCATCTGTTATCATAGGAACGGGATTTGCTGCTGCTGTAAAAGATTGATAAGCAGACATGGCCAACGAAGCCACTCTACCTGCCAACTTAGCATAGCGAACAATACGGTCCCCTGAATGTGGTTTTCTAGCTTCCACTGAAGATACAGCGTTCTGCACTGCTGCAAAACCGGCGGGATCAGAATGAGAAGGTGTGAGTCCTTGGACTGACGTCCCCTTTGCTTCAAAGCAACCTGTAACCTGCCACTCATATGTTTGTGGAGTGGAGGGTGGAGCTTGGGCAATAAAGCCCATGAAGTCGTAGTTAGTCGGCACTACACCATAAGCCGTGAAGCCGGTGTACCAACTAATTTCCGTCGGGGATTGTGGGTGATAAGTGACAGATTGCCAATCATCGCTTGTAGCTGACATAGCAGCAGCGGTGTCTTCCATCATAGATATCGAAAGATTGAATCCATTAACTTGTAAACTTTGATGATTCAACTCTTCAATCCCAACAAGGGATCCCCCACGATTGAGCATTGGTGTGACATTGCGGACCCTCAGTCCACAACTAACCAAACGTGTTTCGATTTGGGCCGAGGTTAGCACAGATGTATAGGGTGTGTCCGTCTGTGCCTCTCCGACACCCGTCGTCGCAGCTGGTGAGAATGTTGTGCCCGTAAATATAGCGGTACTGTAGTTAACTGGTCCCGGAGAACCAGTACTTGGGATACCGTTGAATGCAATTTGAAATGGTTGGACTGACACAAAACCAACACCCAAGGTGCCGGTTGTGAAGGTCCCATAAGCTGTGACAGAATGTTTCAAAGAGGGAAAATTAAATTCTGATGGCACACAAGCCACTTTACCAGAAAACGGATCTTCCAAACTCTTTAAGTAATCTGCCGCACACTGCGATAAACCATGATATGCTGGTGCATTCCTACGATTGGCAACAAGATTCTTTCTTGTTTGTTGCTGTCTAACACGCGATTGATTAACATTTCTAATAATGCGTCTCGCTCTTAATTTCCTTCCTTTATTTTGAGTCCTCTGCTTTCTAGTAAGCTGACCATTTAATGCGGCGTTCATGTTTGTATTCATGTTTGTCGATGGCCGATTACACACCCCTTACTGGCCAGGTAAGGGGCGGGGTTTCGGAGTCTGTGTTCTTTGGAATAGCGGTCCCACTCGGACCGGTTCTCTATTCTGGGTGCTCAAGTTTGGGTTTATCTGATCTAGGTTCAATGTGATAACATCTAGATCTCCGAAACCAACGTCAAACTCTACTACCGTTCGTAGGGGAGGGCATTCACAAGGATTCAGATTTATCGGGAATGACCCGGACATTTTATCCTTTAAATATCGTTCTACCTCCTTTATTTGATCCACAGATAGATCATATCGCGCTGACAAGCATTCGTAGCTTGATTTCACAATACCTGTGACTTTCTCAGATTTAGGGTTCCACTCTAAGTGTTGCATAATTTGTGTTTCCCCAATAATCGAACTCTGTAATGTCTTCAAAGCTGTTCGCAACAATGGACAAGTAGGACCTACTGTCAACCCTTGACATATTCCCTTCGCTACTGCCATTGGTTTCTTCTCTTGCGGTTTGATCATCAATGTCTTCATCAATACTCTCCCAACCTTGGGAGTCCAAACGCAACGTAATTCACCGTCTATTTCATGTGCGGCGAACCAGCCTGAACAAAACTCAGCCTTACAACAATCATCCAAACCATACGATTTAGTTTCTGGTTTCATGCCTCCAGCTTCAATATGTTTGACTAACCCTTCTGTCGAAGAGCCCATCAATTTCCATAGAGTCCCGGATACTATCAGCAAGTTGTCATCACCAAGAATAGCCATTCTAATGTGGTCTTCAGCAACAACCCCTAACACTCCGCAAAGATAGGTCAAATGCACCAATGCATTGACCACTGAGTTACCACAAGATGTGTCCGGAACTGCCGATGCACGTCCCGCTTTGCGCGTCCACTTCAGTCCTGTTCTAGTAGAGCCTTTCTGTGTTTTTTGCATCCTAAACACATCAGCGTCGACTCTATCAGCTCCCATATGCTCGTAAAATAAACATTGCTCTTCCATAGCCTCACAATGAATCCGAGCCTCATACTCGGCGAAATCCGTTTCGATAATTCTCGGGGAATCAAACATATCCATAGATTTGTGGAACCATTCGCCTAGATCCAATGCCGTGGCACCAGATGTGTAATAGACGAAATAATCCTTATTCCAGATAGTTTTGAGCTTCTTCCCAAGAGAATAGGCAATTGGGGCGGCTTTAACCAAATAGTGATTATTTGTCGCAAAAATCAACCTTGGTTTAGGCGCAGCCCCTTTCGCCGGGTAAGCTTCATCTTTCACAAACGGTTCTATTGTGAATTTCAGCAAACTCGGATCCTCTTCCAATTCATTATAAGCTTTGGTCAAAACCGCAACCCTTGCTTTATCATTCCTTCGATTGCATTTCTTTATCCAAGTGAGAAAAGGTATAACTTTTAAACTTGACTTGGGCAACCAGGATTCCCAAAGGTTCCGGTATTGACTCACATTGCTAAAATCATGGGTTTCAACTCCTTGCAAACACCGCATGTTTAAAGCCATGAGCTTTGTCGCATCATCATTGGCACACGTCACCGGGATAATGTTGTCATAAGTGGTCAAAGGAATGCGACCAGCACACTCCTTTGCCCCGTAAAGATCCGGGGTAGCCGTAATTGATCCGACCTTTGATTTTGGAATCAAGTCGGGGTCGGCGGAATATTTTGAGGGAGGATCCCGTGGTTTCGATTTAAACCACGCTCTCCCCACCCTACCCGCCCACCAGCAAAGAGTCAATAAGAACAAGACTATTGTCGGAACAGTCTTAAGTTTCAAATCGCCTTTAAGCAATCCCACAGCCAACGCATTTAACAAAATGCCGATTAAATTAACGACTACCATCACAGAGGTAGAGAATCCATGGCATAACCGCATGATTTCAAAGAACCAAGCGAACCAAACGTAAACATCCGTAAACTGTGAATGTAACTTGAATTCCCGCGTCCACCTGCTTAAATAGCCATGAGCTTCGATCTCAGCATAAAGTGTGTTTGTAAAAGCCAAGGTAGCACAATGTAGCACCACCAACCATTGATTAGAAGAAAGGATATTAACTTTACCAACTTTCCCCTTTAGGTTTTGGAGTAATGAATCCCAATTAGCCTTTGTTCGTTTCTTTCCCACCACCCATAGGCAAGCTTCGGCGTACATAACGTTTGGGACAATGACCTGTTTAGTCCCCGTTCGCACCAAAAACCCGAGTGGTAACACTTTCACTGAATCTATTAACAAGGACTGTTGTACATGTCCTACGACTTGTTGCGTATTTCGCAAACCCCTCAAATCAGGGTCGGAGAGTTTCGCGCCCACCACTGCGCTACTGAGACCACATGTTGTCAACGGGACAAAATCTGGTGAAATGGTGAATACCAATAGCTTAGCTCCAAAACAACTCTTCTGTTCTGCCCAAGCTAATGTTCCGTTCTGCGTATGAACAGATCCACCAACCAACCAATGCAAGGCATCATGTCTATATTCTGATGAATTGCCCGTTACTCTCATAGTCACAATATTCCCATCAACGACATAATGGGACTCTACCGTGTTCACAGGTAAGTTTCCTTCCAATGCTTCAAAAGTGTGCGTCACCGCAACACCTATCTTCAACCTGGTCTTAGCAATAATATCAAACAATTCATCTGGTGTAAAATAATACAAAGTGTGGATGAACTGTACCGAATCCGGTGTGATACAATCACAATTTTGACCCATGTGTTTACAATGGGAATACTCCTGAGTTCTTGACAAACTCCTAACTAAATCAGCTCCGTCCATAATTGGGTTGCATGAGTGATACCCGAGTCCTTGCATTGCTGCAAACCCGCCTGCCCTTTCGGGAGTACCACCAATGTCTAACAATCGTTCAGAGCCATATCTTTTGGCTGTCAGGATAGCGTCCTGTTCTAAGAACCTCCGTGAATAATGCAAATACAAATGCGGATTCACTCCTTCCAGAGAAGTGAAGTAGGCATCCGGGTAAGAACGCAAAATTTCTTCCCTTTCTTTTTCCGTTACCTTAGCATGAACTTTTCGATAATTGTTCATCTTAGTGGAGTAAACTAGTCAAATACGTCGTT